TGCTTCAAGTTTAAAGAAGCACCGCAATCAGAACAAGTATCTGCTTCTAATTCGTTCTCGTCTATATCATATCCACATTCGGCACAGAGTATTTCTATCTCGTGGGCGGGTTCTACGTTACCGTCAGATAATGCTTTTGGTGCATATACAGTTTTCATCGTTGTTGGTACTCCCCAGAACTAATCATCTGGCAGATTTCTAATGAGCGGTCGCCAACCTGTTCAGCCCAACGGCTACGGTAAAACTCTTGTCCAGCCTCTTCGTAGTTACCTGTAGCCATATGGCCCAGAGCTTTGACGAATGTTCTAAGTTTGGTCTGTCCAATGTTAAATGACAAGTCAATCATCGCGTCTTGGCGTACGCTATCTAGGTCTTTAAACCAATCATACTCACCCAGTAACTCGTTTCGGCATCGCTCAATGTCGTTCTTGAGCAGGTATTCAATTTCATCGTTAGACAGACCAAGACCAGATTCACTGATATTCCTACCAACGCCAATGGTCTCGTAACCAGCGGAGCACATATAGACCTTATCTCTAACGCCTTCGTGCCGCTTTAACATGTTAACTAGTCGCATCATTCGTCATGCTTATGGGAAGCACCGTAGTAAAAAGATATGATACTGCTGACAATCCCGCCAAGATAACCGAGAACAAGGTTAACAATACCGTCATCGTTAGCAGCGGGGTCTTGTAACGTGACCAAAGCAATGTAGCCGCCGAAAAAGAATACGCAAGAAACTGCAATAAACTTTGGCGTCCAATCTCCTTTAAACGCCGAGCGAGCGTTTTGGATATCTTCTGTTTCGAGTTTAAAAACATCTACTTCTAGCTCCTTCATTCGCGCTTTAAAATCAAATTCCGCTTTCTTAATCTCTGCAAGCTGCTCTGGTGACGCAGCCTGAACCGCCTGTTCGATACTCTTTTCATCAGGCTTACACCCCAGAACTGAGGCTATCGTTTGTGCCGCAGCACCACCCAGAGGCCCACCGAGCGCCTGACCAATAGTAGGTGCCAGCGTACCGATTAATCCTTTGATCGCGTTAAACTTCATTGAGTAAGTACCAAGCCAACAATGGCTATTAATGAAGTAATCATGACGGGGTAGATGCCCCAGATCATCTTCTCTAACTTATCAAAGCGTTGTGACCCAGAATCTAACCGTTCTTTGATCCCCTCATAACGCAGGGCGCATTCCGCTTCATGTATATCAATCTTCTTTAGAGCTTTGTTAGCGTCAGTCTGAGCCATTATCCTGTGTCCGCCTTAGTCAATCTTTTTTATTCCACAGCTCAAAAAGCGTTTCAATCTTATCTTCTTGAGTTTCAGTGGTTCCGTCTAGTCTACCTAATTTTATCTCAATTGCATTGAGCTGTTGACGCAGGGCAAGGATTTCCTCCTGCTGGCTTTCTAACGCCATAATCTTGGCATTTTGAATTAGGTCATCAGGCAATGCGCCCCGGAGTCCTAAAGGCCATTCACGAACAAATTCTGCATTCTCTCGAACAGTCAGACCTTGTATCTCTATACCATGCTCAACTGTCGTAATTCGGGTATCCAGAGTAATGTACGCAGTTGTCGCCATCACTAAACCTGCACCTAAAGCAACAAGGTTGCGTAACGGAATCTCAACGGTCGTATCTTCGTTAATCTCCGCCACTATTTTTTCCTGTTATTCCACAGCTCAAACAGCGTGCGGATCTTCTCCTTAATCTGCTCTATGTCGGCGTGCATCTTAGCCAACACAATTACTAGCATAACGAACGCTACCGCTATAGGCCAAATTGTACCGATTGCATCCATTGCGTCCATAGCTACTTCGACAGGTTTCTTTATTTCGCCGACATTGATTGTGTTGTTTGATACCGAAAGAAGATACCACCCATTCCGAACAGGGTAGTGGCTAACATGATAGTCTCAGCAGACAGGTTAAGCTGTAGGACGTACACCTGTAGAGCCGCTAAGGTTACACCAAAGACTTGCCATCTGTTGCTACGACTACGCCAGAATTGCTTTAGTTTGTCCATGCTAATCCCCTAGTATTGGGCGGGTGTCTGGGAAGTCTGCTGTAGACGGCCAATTTCTCAATGCTTCTCGATAAGCCATGTAAACAGCACGTTGTGGATGATCTGTCAAAGGCACAATGTAGTCTGTAGCAGACAGCTCCATGTCACGCCACATACGAGCAGCTTCTTCCGCTGTAGGTTCCGCTGGTGTAGGTTCTACATAAAGTTCATAGTAGTCAAAGTTAGCCGCAACAAACTCAGCGTCAGAATTGATGGTGTTTAAGATATTACCGTCAGCATCTTTAATATTATATTTCATATTCTTCTCCTACGGTATGTACTGAATAACAACACAGCCTTCACCACCACGGCCTGAAATTATATTTAAAACAGTGCTATTAAGAGTAAACCCTCCACCACCTCCTATGGAAGCGTGACCCACTACCGAAGTGGCGGAAAAGTATGCGCCACCACCTCCTGCTAGTTCCCCTGCAGGCAGGATTGGACCGGAGCTGGAGTTACCATCTGTTGCGCCACCGCCACCACCAGATATTTGCCCTAAGCTGGATGAGTAAAAATCACCGAGAACATCACAATTTGCACCGTAACTTGTAGCGCCGCCGCCACCTGTTTCGCCACCGTCATTACCTGTTCCTAACAAACCAACAGCGCCACCGCCTTTGTTATAGCCTCCGCGTCCACCTGTGTTGTTAACGTCTCCACCAGTAGCAGTGCCTCCAGCAGTGTAAGTGTTACTGCCTACAACTCCACCTGCGCCACCAGTAGCTGTTAGCGTAGAGCCTAAACCTGTACCTGCAACAGATGTAGTGCCTCCTGCTGTTCCTGCGGCTACGGCTCCCATAACAGATGCGCCACCTGCACCAATCACTACAGTAAATGAACCTGAAGTTGTGACTGCTAGAGAGTTCTTTCGACAGTAGCCACCCGCCGCACCACTTTCAAGAAGTCCAGTATTCGTCCCACAGCCACTACCACCTGCACCAATAACGTGAATCCTTATGTTGCCGTCTTGAGGCGGAACCCATGTTTGGGAGTTGTGTAAAAAGATTGTGGGATATGAAGCTGATCCACCGCCGCTTATGAAATCTGTAAAATTACTCATGACATCACCCACCCTTGCGTTGCGTCTGTATATATAAACTGAATTGAGAGATATGCTGCATTCATCGTGAAGTCACTCGCACTGCTCATTATGTTGCTACCGTTTCTAGCCACCACTGTGTCAGCGAAGTTACCCACGGTAATTAGGACTCTTTGCCCTATGGCCGGTGACGCAGGAAGTGTAATTGTCTGAGTAGCTGCGCTAACATAAACGTGTGTGTTGACAGTAGCAGTGATAGAAGTAGCCGTAACAACAGTTGTAATACCCACTGTTACAGGCTCTGAGGCTATCACGCCTGATGTTACTCTTGTTAAGGCCATGTTTATAGCTCCGGTCGAGTGTCAGGGAATGAGTCTGTAGACGGCCAGTTACGCAAGGCCCAACGATAGGCTAAGATATTATGGCGTTCGGGATGGTCAAACAAAGGGACGATGTAGTCAGTAGCAAAGAGTTCACTGTCTCTCCACGCTCGCTCTTCTATCTCTAGTTCTGTAGTTGAAGCCATTATTTAATCCTCATATAGTAAGTGATGTAACTCTCATATCTAGCAGATTTAGCACTGCTGGTATCAGTTATAGAGAACGGATGCCCTACCGTTTTTTCAGTCATGTCTACTGGGTGGATAAAGTTGCCTGTACCTTTAATTAGCCCCATCGTATTAGTGGTTGCATGGTAAACTATACCTTTAAGGGGTTGGTTTAGGCCCATATTGTAAGGCCACATTCTACTTCCTGTGGATAGAGCTAATCCTGCTACTTCCATATTGGTGTTACTTGCAGGGAAAGCCCAGACGGTTGGGGTTCCGGAATCATATTCAAGTTTGCAATAGCCAAAGCCAATATAGTGCGACTCGCCAGTGTCCACAAAAGAGGAAGTTAGCTTATGTACTGACAAACTATCAAAAGCAAACACCCAGAAATAAGTACCATCCCATGTAATCCCTCTAGGTATTGTCATGTTTGAAGGCAGGGTTATGGTTGAAACTGACCCTAAACTTGTACTAGTGACACCAGCATGTTTGATTACAACACCATTAGTAGCTGTTACGCCATAACCTAAAACGTATAAATCCTTAGAGCCTCCATTATCCACCACAACCATATCACAGCTGGATTGAAGGGTGGTAGAATTACAAGTGTTGTACTCAGCACCTAGAGTAACATTGGTTTGGTACGCCCATGCCCCTGTTGCGTTGGTAACGGTGTAGATATACATCTGCTTAGTAGTATTCATAGCAAAGCCTAAAACCCCATCACTTGCTGAACCGTACATCGGGTTACTGATTGGCACCGTAGTAGGGTTTACGGTCGTCCCTATGTTTAGTTGTGCGTCTGGGTAAGAAGCAACGTCTGTTAAGGTCTGCCCGGTTCGTAAGTAAACCTCCTCAGAAGCCGTAGTGTACATAGATACGCCTATCGTCTTTCCTTCTAAGCCGTTAATTTCAGTTCCACCACCACCGCCGCCTAATGTAATAGCCATTTATAACTCCTTCCAGCCAATAGTGCCGTCTACGTATACCAGCGTTGCCGCTGCGTCTGTAGCCAGTGAACCATTGTCTGCTGTTGAATTGATATTTGAACCGTTGCGAGCCACCGTTACAGTGCCTGCCCCAGCGTTTTTTACGAACACTACATTACCCGCACTAGGGCTTGCAGGTAGCGTAATAGTTCGTGCGCTTGCAGAGTTTACAATTAGCTGGTCTCGCGTGACTGCTGTGTAGTCTGCTGTTTTAATCACAAAGTTGTTAAACGCTCCACCGACATCAGAAGCTAATTTAGCCGCTGTTACTGCGTCGTCAGCTAACTTAACTGTAGTTACTGCGTCGTCTACAATCTTTGCTGTGGTCACAGTGTTATCTGATGGAGTACCTATATTAGTCACTGAAATAGTAGCTACCATAATCTCAATGGCTGCTCCGTTTGCAGGAGCCTCAGAGAAAGTTACAACAGCCGGTGTTGCCCCTGACACTGTATAGGTTGACTTGTTTTGGTAGACGCCATCGACATAGGCCAACGTGTTGTTTTCGGCTGCTGCGCCAGAGAGCGTAAAGGTTACGTCACTACCATCGCCGGTAAAGGTATTAAGCAGTAGTTCAGCAGCTCCGCCGCCTATCTCGCCCCATTCTGTTGAATAACCCTCAAATTTATTTTCAGTCGTGTTGTACCTGAACATGCCCGCAACACCTGTAGGGCGTTGGACAGTCGTGCCCTTCGATACGGTTACTGCTGTAGACCCGTTGACAACTAATGTGCCAGTGAGGTCTACATTACCTGTAACCTGACCCGTAGTCCCATCGCTGTAAATCTGTAGGTCGCTGCCAGCGCCGAAGATGACTTTAGAGGAATCAGCAAACGTAATGTCATCGCCGGTTGATACGGCTAAATCTGTGCCACCGGTCGTATTACCGAGTGCAAGCACTTCTGACAATGTGTCAGCGGTTCCGACTTGGCTATCTACATACGCTTTAATTGATTGTTGGGTAGCAATGGCTGTGGCGCTATCTGACGCCATGTTATCTTCATCTAAAATCTTATCTGCAGTAACCGTGCTAGTCCCTAAGCTCATGCTATTTGCGTGAGTAACGCCTTCAACGACGTTAGTACCATCACAGTAAACTAGCATGGTTTTGCCAACAGGTACGGCAACGCCTGTACCGCCAGAAGTCTTAACAGTAATAATCTGTGCAGTATTGTTATCTACGATATAAAGTTTTGTATTGGTGGGACAGACTACCGTACCCGCGCCTGTCAGTGCAGTACCCGAGTCAGTCAGTTCCAAAATAGCGCATCGAGACTCAGAAGTCGTACCATCGGCGGTGGTTAGCGTATGGGAGTTACCTGTCCACGTATTGACTACGGCCTTACCTGCAACGGCCTGCTCTACCATCTGCGTGATATTATCGTTTACAACATCGCCCCAAGTACCGCTCAATTCCCCTTGAACAGGAAGAGCTAACTTAAGGATCGTAGTGTATTGAGTTGTCATATTCGTAACCTCATGCGGCTATGTCTTGCCAGTTTGGATTC